TATATTTGGTTTACAAGGTGTAGCTATTGGTGATGACGATACTATTGATGTTGTTTATGGTACAGCTATAGATATTACAGATGCTGGTATTGGAACAGTTGAAGATCAACAAGTTAGTGCCGTAAGTGGGGCTATAACAATCGCAGGTTCTCCTGCAGTTGACCAACAAACTTACTTTCAATTATATAGAGATGCAAACGCAGGTGGAGATACTTTTACTGGAGATGCAAGAGTTTTAGGTATCAAAATATTCTTTACTACTGACGCAGCTAACGACGCATAAGGAATTTAGATATGAGAGATTTAAAAAATAAACTTACTTCAGGTAAGAACACAAAAAATATACAATCAAGAAGAGGTAAATCTTTTGGTTATCAAGTCTTAGGATTTGGTGCTGGAGGATCTTCACCACCTGCATTTATTGTTGCAACTGGTGGTACAATAACTACTTCAGGAGATTATAAAATTCATACTTTTACAGGTAATGCAACTTTTACTGTTTGTGCAGCTGCGGGGTTAGATTGTGCAGCAACAAGAAATAATGTTTCATATTTAGTAGTAGCTGGTGGTTCTGCTGGAGGTCAAACAAATTTAGGCGGTGGTGGTGGTGGTGCAGGTGGATTTAGAGAATATAAAGCACCTCTTTCTGGTTGTTATACAGCTAGTCCATTGAATGGTAATCCCGGTGGAACTAGTATCACAGTTTCAGCACAAGGTTATCCGATTACAATTGGTGCTGGTGGAGCACCCGGTGGTCCAGGACCATCACCAGGACCATCAGCTCAAGGAAATCCTGGTGTAAATTCAGTTTTTTCAACAGTTACATCAGCAGGTGGCGGTGGTGGAGCAGGTGGTACTTGTGGACCTAGTCTTGCTGCTCCAGGTGGATCAGGTGGTGGAGGTTATGGTGCAGAAGCTGTTACTGCAGGAGGAACTGGAAATACACCACCCGTAAGTCCGGCTCAAGGACAAAATGGTGGTCCAGCAGGAGGAAATCCATCTAACTATGCTAACTCTGGTGGTGGTGGCGGAGCTACAGCTGCAGGAGAACCTATTACAGGGGGTTTTCCAGGTGGTGGACCCGGTGGTAATGGTGGTGCAGGAGCAACAACTTCAATTTCAGGAAGTCCAACAGGTTATGCTGGAGGCGGCGGTGGATCTGCAGATAATAGAGCAGCAGGTCGTTCAGGGGGTGATGCTGGTCCAGGTGGTGGTGGTCAAGGTGGAGATCCAAGTAGAGCAACTACTTCTGGTACAGCGAATACTGGTGGTGGAGGTGGTGGTCAACATGGTCCTTCTAGTCCAAATAATGTAGGATTTTCTGGAGCAGGCGGATCTGGTATAGTAGTAATAAGGTACAAATTTCAATAGGAAAATAATATGGCACATTTTGCAAAAATATCAGAAACAAACGAAGTACTTAGTGTTAATGTTGTTAACGACAAAGATATATTAAATGCTGATGGCGTTGAAGATGAAACAGTAGGACAACAATATTTAGAGACACATAATAATTGGCCTGCATATTTATGGATTCAAACATCTTACAATACAATTGGTAACGCTCACAATAATGGTGGTACACCATTAAGAGGAAACTACGCAGGGATTGGTTATACTTGGGACGAGGACGATCAAATCTTTTGGCCTAAAAAACCTTATGCATCTTGGATAAAACATAATGAATCAGCTTCTTGGAAATCACCAATCGGTGATGCTCCAGCATTAACAGAAGAACAGACTTCACAAAATACAGCAGCTACTCATTTGTGGGAATATTCTTGGAATGAAGCTAATACAACTTGGGACTTGACAGACGCTTTAGCATAAATTAAAATTGGTGGTGGTATGCAAAAGAAAGTATTAAGTGAACAAGCATTATATTTTGGTGATGTTTCAATGCCGAAACATTGGGAAATAGATCAAAATGATTTAGCTCATTATATTTTACAATCTAAATTAACTAATAAAAAATTTCAATTTTCAAGAACTTGGGATAAGTTAAATACTTATATGAAAGACTTTATTAGTCTTGAACACGGTATTAAGTTAGTTAACAAATTAACTTGGGGAAATATTTATAAACCCAATGAGACAACAATTCCTTTATTAAATGTTGATCCAGTGGATCTACGTAACTCTCCAGATTTTACTATGCTTTACGGCGTTAAAGTTAAAGATTGTAATGTTCGAATTTACTATGAAGATAACAGACGTAAAGGAAGAAGTTGGGATATAGAACTTAAAAATAATATGTTTATAATGTTTCCATCAACGAATATGTATTACCTAACTAATAATCAGAAAGATAATTTAAATTTTGTACAGACTGTAACTTATGAATATATCTAATTACTACTGGTATTTTAAATCAGCCATACCTCCAAAAATCTGTGATGACATTATAAAATATGGATTAACACAAGCAGAAACTATGGCAAGAACAGGTAGATATGGTGATAAAGAATTAACTAAAGATCAAATTAAAGATATGAAAAAAAAAAGAAACTCTGATTTAGTTTGGTTAAATGATACTTGGATTTATAAAGAACTACATCCTTATATCCACGAAGCAAATAAAGCTGCAGGTTGGAACTTTGAATGGGATAGATCTGAATCTTGTCAGTTTACAAAATATAAATTGAATCAATACTACGATTGGCACTGTGATTCTTTTGACAAAACATACAAAAAAGAAGGTCTAGAGAATGGTAAAATTCGAAAGCTATCTATGACGTGTCAGTTAACCGATGGTTCAGAATATGAAGGTGGAGAACTAGAATTTGATTTTAGAAATTATGATCCGCATATGAGAGAAGAAGCTAAACATTTGAAACAAGCAAAAGAAATATTATCTAAAGGAAGTATTATTGTTTTTCCATCATTTGTATGGCATAGAGTTAAACCAGTAACGAAAGGAACGAGATATTCATTGGTAATGTGGAACCTTGGATACCCATTTAAATAATATGAATATAAACAATTATTTTAACACAACTATTTGGTCAGAACAAAAACCAGAATTTATAAAATCTTTAATCAAAGCTTCTAATAAATATATTAAAGCTGCTAAAAACTCTCCAGAAGCTAGGACACATATAAAACAATTTGGAGATTTTGGGAGAAGTTATCATTCAACACCTCTTACAGCTGACAATGATTTTAGAGATTTTAGCAATTACATTGGTACAAAGTCTTGGGAATATTTAGATCATCAAGGTTTTGATATGCAACAATATACTACAATGATTAGTGAGATGTGGGTACAAGAGTTTGCTAAAAAAGGTGGACATCATTCAGCTCACGTACATTGGAATCAACATGTATCAGGATTTTATTTTTTAAAAGCAAGTGAAAAAACATCGTATCCTATATTTCACGAACCACGTACTGGAGCTAGAGCTACAAAATTAAAAATGAAAACTAATTTAAAAGAAATTCTTAATGGTAATGAACTAGTTCACTTTAGACCACAACCTGGAACGTTAATTATATTTCCAGGTTATTTAGAACACGAGTTTAGTCTAGACTTTGGACTTGAACCTTTTAGATTTATACATTGGAATATTCAAGCAGTACCAAAAGAAATGGCTAAAGATGTTTAAAGAATATGATAATATTTTAAATAAAAATGAAAAAGAAAAAATTTTAAATTTTGTAAAAACTAAAGTTCAAAATTTAGGAGAAGGTTATCCAGGACTACAATCAAAAGATAATCTACATACATATAAAGAAATGGATATATTTATAGATAAAGTAAAAAAATTTATTGAACCTAATTCAATAAAAACTTGTTGGTCAAATTATAGCACGGGAGACACTATCGCTTGGCATACTCATAACTGTAAATACAATATTGTTTATTATTTATTTAACCCTTCAAAATTAGGGGTTATGTTTAAAAAAGAAAATAATGTTGTTGAACGCACTAAAGGTTTAGAAAATTCTTTAGTTGTATTTGACGGTAGTAAAATACATTCAGCGCCTGATAGTGAAAAAAAAATTGAAAGGTATACAATAGCAATGGAGATAGTATGAGTTTTAAAAAAAATAAATACGTAATTATAAAACAAGCAATAGATAAAGATTTAGCTTTATTTTTGTACAATTATTTTCTTATGCAAAAACAAGTTTATGATACTTGTATGCAACATAGATACTTTTCTCCTTATGAAAATATTATGGGTGATTATCAAGATCCACAAATTCCACATACATATTCTCAGTATTCTAATATAGCTATGGAAACTTTAATGTTAAAATGTCAACCAATTATGGAGAAATCAACAGGATTAAAACTTCAACCCTCTTATACTTATGCTAGAATTTATAAAAAAGGCGATGAATTAAAAAGACACAAAGATAGATTTAGTTGTGAAATATCTACCACTATGAATTTAGGTGGAGATGATTGGAATATATATTTAGAACCATCAGGAGAAGTTGGTAAAAAAGGAATTAAAGTATCTTTAAAACCTGGAGATATGTTAGTTTATTCTGGTTGTGAATTAGAGCATTGGCGAGAAAAGTTTAAAGGTAATGAATGTTGCCAAGTATTTTTACATTATAATAATAAAAAAACTAAAGGTTCTGAATTAAATTTGTTTGATAAAAGACCACATTTAGGTCTTCCTTCTTGGTTTAGAAAACCCACCTTATTATGATGGAGACATTTAGGTCTTCCATCTTGGTTTAAACGATGATATATCCCTATAATGAAGGCAGTAATCCACCATACCTACTGCCTTCTTTATAAGGATTTTATATGTTACAAAAATTAGGTTTTTTACCAGGATTCAATAAACAAGTTACTTCTACCGGCGCTGAGTCTCAATAGACTATACTTGTCTCTAAAATATTGATGTATTTTTTCAATAAT